CAATATGCGGCTGACATCTTTCCTTTAGAAATATTCTTTGCATGACGAGCCTTAAATGACTTCTGTCGTTTAGTTGGTTGACGATCGCCTGTAACACCCTGTTGACCAAACCTAATTGTCTTAACCCGTGATCCTTCTTTGGCTACTACAACATGAGACTTGGTAGGGTGAGAAGGGGTTCTCTTGGGTTTATTAAACCCAGATACCCCTGCTCTTTTAAGTCGTGGATCTGCCTTACTTCTTTTTTCCGCCACGCTTCTTTGCTTTCTTCATTACAATTTTCTTGCCAGATTTTTTAGCATCTGCCTTAGCCATTGCCATACCTTTAGCGGTATATGCGTATTCTTTCTTTCCTACCTTTGGCATATCTTTACCCCTTTGTGTGATTATTTTGGTTTTCCCACCTGTGTTTATATCAAACGAGGCAGAAATCTCTATTGCTTTCCTTGCTTCATTTACTGCAACTTTAGTGCTTGTTGGAAAAATGTTAGCTCTTGACAAAGAGCCAAGTGCATAGGATCCACCGGATCCAACTGCATATATTCCACGATCATCTCTGCACCAAGAGAAATCATTATCTATCTGATAAATCTTTCCACGGACACATATTAAGGCATCAAACCCTGCATCCTCGTTAGGCATACCATCTTCCTTCTTTGGAGAAGGATCGTATCCATAGTCGGTAAAAGCTTGTCTAAGTGATGGCATTAGATCCGTCATCATAAACTTATCTAAATTAACTACCTTTGGTAGTTTCGGTGGGATCCAACAGAAGTTGGCAATATCCCCGGCGATAGCATCGCCAGCAAAGGCAAAGACATACTCGCCTTTTTCAATGACTTTATCCATGCCATTGGCTATAAACTTTTGACTACCTGAAACCATCAAGGAATCTGCTGCTATAAGGCCCCAGCCCTTACCTTGGATTCCAACAATGGTGGTCATTATCAGTCCTTAAAACTATTAGTGTTAGCATCGAAGGCTTTACCAGCCATATTCGATAGCTCAACAGCCCCTCGGATATCTTTCATATTAGTTGTTGCTGGTTCAATGCCTTGGTCTATCGCTGACTTGTAAGCATTAAGTTCGTTATCCCAAGCCTTCTGAGACATTACTCTTCCGCTATTAGCATCTCCTGTATTAAATTGTAATCCTGAAGCCCTTAGACATTCTCCCCAGTTCTCGTGATCTTGCGTGGGGCAACCTGTTCTACACGGCATTATGACCTCAATACTAGAAATCCATTATGTGCTTCATCCGATGCGGCATCGGCTTCTGCTTGGGTCTTTATTGTATAACCAAGACCTGTCAAAACATCCTTGACCGCTTCGGTGACAATATGACTTCTTCCGCCAAGGAAAACATAGTCGTACTCGTCTAGTTCATCCTCGGTTACTGCTCGAGATGTGGTTACAGTAGCCCCATCTATCAGGACTGCCACACCCCTTGGGGATACAACCCTTCTCCACCACTTGTCTCGTAGTGGGAAACCTTCCATCACTTGTGGTGGGTAAAAGGTATAAGTAGCCATATCTCTCCTTTGTAGAGAGGGGGTGAGTTGCCCCACCCCCTCAACTAATTAGCTCAGATTAAAGAGCTGATGCACCGGTTTCCAAACGAACAACTGCTGCATCACGGAAGATGCCCCAGCCGCCGAAGTACTTCCAGCCGAGTGCTGACTTACGGCGAAGGATGTCGATCTGAGGTGCAATGACGGTTTGTACATCATAGACATTAGCCTCAAGAAGAGCTTCCTTACCAACTGCAACAGCCTTGTAGACAGTTGCAGATGATGCACCCTCTGCACCTGAAGGAACACGAGTTGTCTGAACAACTTGGAATCCTTCAAGAACACCGATGGTGCCAGTCAAAAGGTTGCCAACATTCTCAGTTGTGTACTTGTGAATGTCAACGAATCCACCTGATCCAGTTTCGGCACGAAGGTCGAAAGCTTGGCGTGGGTGAATGAACAGAGTATAGAGATCTCCAACACGAGGTTGTGCTGAAGCCTCTAGAAGCGTGGTCTGAGCCTTACGAAGCATTGTTGTCGAAAGGACATCAGTTGCTGTAAGGGTTGCTGTTGAGGTACGGGTTCCACCGTACTTAACAACAGATCCAGCAGTTAGTGCAGTAGCAACAAGCTGATCCAAAGTATCGGCAGCGTTGTATGCAATAGCATCACCAATCATTGTATCAATGTCGGAAAATGCAGCGAAGTTTACCTTCTCAGTTTGCTCAACTGCATTACCGTATTCGGTAACAGTTACAGTTACTTGAGATGGGTTTGCCAATGCAACTGGAGTTATATCAGATGCCTCGGTTAGAGCTGTGGTAGCAGCAGTCAAGTTAGCATAAAGTGAAAACTTGAGAGTGGTACCCGGGTTGGTCATTGAAACTGGTCGTAGATCTGCAACAGAACGCATAACAGGAAGTGAGCGGAGTGCAGCACGAACATATGTGTCATATGCTGTTACTACGAGGTTGCCAAGACCAGAGATTTGTGTAGTTGCCATTAGGCACTACCTCCTATTTTCTTGGTTAATAGCCCTGCTTACCAAGATCTGCAAAGAGCTGCTTTAAGGCTTCTGGGCCTTTGGCAGCAGCTTCATCCATTTGAGATTGAATCAACTTTTCTCTGTCGGCTGTCATGCCGGCATCCATGGTTGATTGAGCCTTCATGTAATTTTCTTTGAAACCTTCTGGCAAGTTAGAGCTTGCTTGGTTGGTTGATTGACTTTCGATTCCGAAAACATCTCCGTATTCAGAAAGCCAAGTCGACAACGATTCCTCCGTGAGGTCGATGTCCGGTGGAATGAATGCCGCTATTTTCGGATTCACACCACGAGAGGTGAGGGTTTCTTTGATGGTTCTATCTCGTTTTTCTTTACGCAGTTCGGAAAGCTCTGCCTGAATTTCTTTCAGTTGCTTTTCTTTTTGCTTATTAGCTTTGCGTAGTTGAGAAAATGCATCATTCGAATCTAATTCGAAATCTTCCTCATCATCTTCATAATTGGACATTTGTCCTACTCCCTTTTTCTATGTTTGTCGCTGGCCTCAAATAGATCGGGGAATCTACTTGGCTCCAACTGCCGGGTTAATACTCATCTCAAGCTCCGGTATATCTAGAGATGGAGTGGGTGTTCAGGTCTTGAACCTGAATGACTGCCAGTCACCCGACCGATTAAACGGTTCTTGTTTTTAATGCTCTCTGACCAACACCTGTTGTTCCAGAGAACTGTGCAAGGTTTGTAGCTCTTAGTCTGCTCATGGTTTCTGTGGCTCCGACATCTCCACCGAACTCGGCAGCGATAGCTTCTTTGGCTCCAAAATTTTCGCCATAGATTGAAGCAAGATCTCCATACTGCTGAATGTTTCTAGCAACCTGTGAGAACTTCTGTCTTTGAGTTCCATAGGCAAGTGATCCTGCACCATACTGCTGTGCAATATCTGCTTGCTCTTTGGTTAAGCCTTCAAGCAGGGCTGCTGCTGTATTGAGGTTCTTACCTGCAATACCTTCAAGAATTGATTGACCTCTTGCTGGATCAATCATATAGGCAGTAATCATGTCATCACTAATACCATAGAGACTCTTAAGTTGACCACGGATTCCCGGATTAGTTGTTTGCACGAAATCTCTATATGCTTGGAATACATTTGCTACATCAATATTTGTATAGTTGTTTTGTAGGAATGTCTGGAAATCACTTGTTTGATCGTAGAAACCTTTTGGTGCATTATAGGAAGTAAGAACCTTTTGGTATTCATCTTCCATGCCAACAATAGTTTTTTCATCTAATGAACGATATCCAGCCTTAATACGAGCTTCATTAACCTTACCGAATCTTTCATAGTAAGGTGCTGTTTGGATCAGTTGTAGATAGAAACCTTCTGTGGTTGTAGGTATCTCATCAAACTTCTTACCACTTCGGTCTACGCCTTCTCCTTTGAAAATATCAGAGATTACTTTACCGAACTCTGGAACACCCATTTGGGTGAATCGTTCTGTAATAATGTCAAATGCAGACTTGCGTTCTTTGGCTAACTGCTCAAGCTTTGCTTGCTCGGCAGCTTTCTGTTGAGCAGTAAGTTGTGCCTGAAAACTAGCCATTGATTTTGCAAGGGCTGCATCAATAGCTTTCTGCACATCTTCTGCACTCATTCCTTGCGGTGTAGTATCTGGTGCTGGAGTATCTGTAAATGTTCCATCGCTGTAATAAGTACGAATTATACGATTGGCACCGGATCCAAGGATTTCAGTTCTTACAACAGTTTTACCTGTTGGAGTTCCAACGATTTCAGTACTTCCATCATCATATGTAACTGTAAATGTGCCATCAGGATTTTTAACACGAGATACTTCTTTTTTACCAGTAGGTGTTCCAACAGTTTCGGTAGTTCCATCATCATATGTGATAGTTACTGTTCCGTCTTTATTGGTTACTCGACTTACTTCTTTTTTGGTTTTAGTACCATCAGTAGCATCAGTAGGAATCTCATCACCAGTTACACCAGTAGGGGTTACACCTGTAACATCGGTAATTTTTTTGCCGGTCTCTTCATACTTACGGAATGAACCGGCATCGAATACACCTGTTGGACTTGCAACATTTGAAACTGGATTTGATTTAGTGCCAAGACCTGCACCAGTACCTGCTTGGCTTGCACCATAAGGATTGGTTGTTGTATCTGGGGCTGTAATCTTTACTTTTGTGCCACTATAAAGAACTGTCTGACCGGCAGATGCACGAGCTGCAAGGGTTGGATTGTCCGAAAGAATCTGTGCAACCGTAGTGCCATTATTCTTGGCAATCTGTGAAAGCGTATCACCAGATTTAGCCGTTACTCTTTTTGTGTCTGCCATCCTATAGTCCTAACATATCCTTGAGTTGTAATGTAACTGTGTCTGCCTTACCACGAGCATTAGATGTAAACTGCCAACGACTATCCTTAAACAGACTTTGTTCAAACATCCATAAAGGAACTGTTTCATAAGAAGTTGTAGAACCTTTAGCATCTGTAATTGCCTTACCCTGCATAGCCTTGCGGATTGTAGGATCTTCAAGATCTATACCACCCTCTGGGATTTCCAGAATACGAACCATTGCTTGGATGTATGGGCTGGCAATAGCCAACGGAGATTCTCCATTAAGGATTCGATCACGGAAAGCAGGGAAAGCTGCAACAGCTTGTTGACGGAG